GCGGTTTTACAGGCTTGAAACTGTGAAGTTCAGTCTATTTGCCACCGATTTGCCACCCACAAAACAAAATATCGTAAAATTATAGAAAAACGGTTGAACACTCTGAACGAATCAGGGATGTTCAACCGTTTATTTTTATGCCTGTATTTTCTTTTCAAACACATCCACAGCGAACTGCTGCATACTTTCAGTATTGAACGTATATGTCTGTAATGTGGTTGCTATATCTTTATGGCCAAGGCGTTCCATAACAGTCTTTGGATTTACGCCACCTTCTGCCAGCATGGTACCATGTGTATGTCTCAGACAGTGGGCGTGGAACAGGTGGTTACCAAGTTCCCAGTGAATGACTCTGGCACAGTATTTGAAAGAGTCAGGTGTGACCAGTTCACCATTGTCTTTTACGCACAGTGGCGTGATCTCTTTATGTGGGACTGTTATGTCAGCCCTGACCTGAGTGATAGAGTTATCTGGCAGCAGGTAAGTCTTCAGATATGCACCGCCATATTTCAGCCGGTTTATTTTTCTTTGTTTTATCGCATATTTCAGTTCTTTTTCAAGTGTCTGCCCTATTTTGACAGTGCGGTGGGAGTCATACTTAGGTGGTTTGATGAACCAGGTCTTTTCAATCTTGTACATCTGACCTTTGATCTTCAGTTCATGTTTGGAAAAATCCACATCTTCTTCCAGGTCTATAGCGAAGGTCTCACCGATTCGTGTCCCGACATTGTAAGGTACTACAAGGGAAAGGTGAAAATAACTGGTTTCTGGAAAACGTGCAAGGATCCTGTCAAATTCTTCTTTGGGGCAGATGTATTCAGTATGAGCCTTTGCATCTACATCTATTGGCATCTTACCGACTTTTACCGGAATGCAGGGATTAGACTGAATATAATTCAGCGGCAGTATGGCGTAATTCATGGCACCTTGCAGACAGGTCAGAGTATTTTTTATCATACTTTTGGACAGACCCTTTAGCTTCATGTCATTGATCCATTCCTGGACCTTATCAGGAGCATACTGAAAACTGCTTAATTTGTAGATACCAAAAGCAGGTTTTAAATGCAGCCTGATCTTTGATTCATAATCACGATAGGTATTATAAGTGTACCCATGGTCAATATTTTTCTTTATTACAGTTTCCAGCCAATAGTCCAGGTAATCAGCAACGCTGATCTCTTTGGGTGAGAATGATCTGCCGGTATTGTTATATTCTGCAATGGCGGCAGCCCTTGCATCTAATGCTTCTTTCTGGGTGCGGAATCCACCCTTTTCAATCTTGTTTCGTTCTCCATTAATCTTGGCAGTGTCAAAATAGTAAGACCAGGTCTTACCTCTTTTTCTTACACCTTCAGCCATAGTTTCATCATCCTTTCTAAAAATGGGTATAAAAATAACAGCCAAACATTTGTGTGGCTTGTTTGACTGTCCCCATTATGGTAGAATGATATTGGAATTTATACATCCATCCCATAACGGGAACAGAGGACCGTCTTGATGCGCCAACATCAGGGCGGTTTTCTATATTAAAATCAATTTGTAACTAATGTAACCGATTGTAACTCGTTTGTAACTGTTATAATGCCTTATTTTATGCGGATGTAACTAATGTAACTAATTTTGACAACGTTCTTATTATAAATATTTTTATTATAAAAAAAATAAATTAAAAATATAAAAGTAAGTAAATAATAAAAATATATAATATATAAGGGAAAATGAGTTACACAGTTACAAAAACGCCCCGAAGCCTTGTATTTACTGGACTTCTGGCAGTTTCGGAACAGTTACAAACGAGTTACAATTAGTTACAAAACTGGTTACAAACTAATGATTTTTCATGATTCTAACTTAAATGTGTACTCACCCAGCGGTGTATCGTCCATATAAGCAAGTGGTGTGATTTCAATAGAAACATCACTATCATCAGATAACTGATACATAAATGCAACATCTAATGATCCACCATCCTGGACACTCTTATAAGCATTATTGTATTCTTCTATTGGCTCAGAGTCCGGGAAAGAAGTAGTCAGTTCTACACCATTTTGAAATGCTTTGGATATTAATGCGTTGGCAGCTTCTATTGTCTGACCTGATTTATTGGTGAAATTATAGAAGATATATAATACTTTTCCCTGACTTTCACTGTCAACAACCTGATATTTCAAAAATTTGAAAGTATATCCGTCTTGTTCATAGGAGAAATCTGTTTTAGAGTCAGGTTTTTCTTTATCTTCACCTTTTAATTCTTTAATCTGTGATTCCAGATCTTTTACTTTAGCTTCCAGTTCTGCAATTTTATCGTCTTTTGCATCTGCAAAAACAGGTGTAATACAAGATAAGGTGAGCATACCACTCATCAATGCTATAACAATTTTCTTTTTCATTTTTCAATCACCTCGTATTTCCATAATTTACCGCTTGAAGCGAACAAATGTTCGTGATATAATTAATACATCGCTACTTATGCCGGGTCGTGTGGTTCACGAAGGGGATGGATGTATTGGACTATAAAAGAAAAATAATTGAAATGCTCGATATGTTAGACGAAAGGTGTTTGCGCCTTGTCTATGTACATATCAAAGCACTTCTGGGGCTGAAATAATCAGCCCCTTTTCTTTTGGATAGAATCCAGAAAGTCCTCTAATACTTTCCATCCATTTTCATCTAGTGCTGCCAGTCCTGAAATCAAACGTCTTTTAAAAGAATCTTCTTCACCATGTAAAAGGTCTCCAACAAATTTTTCAATTTGTTCGTCTCTGGACATTTCCGTGAACATATCACCTTCGCCAGTTCTTAACCAATTCTCATTGACATTAAATTCCCGACAGATAGAAACAACCGTCTGATCTGTTAAAGGGTTTACACCACATTCCCATTGTCCGACTGTGTTACGTTTTACCCCTAACTTATCAGCAAATGCTTGCTGAGTCATATCTAAAGTTTTTCTCAGCTTTTTTAATCTTTCATTCAATTCTTGTCTCACCTCTTTTCTTATTTTTATTGTACACCAGTGAGGATAAAAAATCAATAGAAAAATGCTATTAAAACAACAAAATGACATTAAAACAACAAAAAGGGTATTGACAAACGCTATTCTATGACGTATGATAGCCATGTAAACAACAAAAGACGAACAGCAAATGGCACATCAGTCTTCGTTGGCTTACATTATGAAGAAAGAGAGGTGAGAAGAAATGGAGTTATCAAAGAAAGCGGATGGACATATTAAGTACCCAGCTTTGGAAGGTAAAGAGGATTTGAGATTTGAGTTATTTGATTGGCTCAAAGAAAAAAATCTTACTGTGCGACAGGCAATAAATCTACTTGATATGACTAAAAATGAGATTGTCAATGCACGCCGCACAGTAATGGATAACATGATGCTTTAACCTACTTCGTCAAGTTCATGCTCGAAGTTGTCTAAAGCAAAGCGGTATGCTTTAGCAAAATGGTACATTTCTTTAGAATCACAGGATAACGGGTTGTAATCAATAACATCTTTGTGTTCTTCCTGATAAGCCCGTAATTTTATCTGAGCATAAGCAACCGCTATTTCATGTAACTGTTGTTCAGTCATGTTAAACACCTCCCTTCTAATAGGGAGTATACCACAGAAAGGAAGTGAAAAGTTATGTCAGAAAAAGAAAAACAGATCATTCGTGACCTTGCCGAAAAGTTACCAGATATGACCGAGCGTGAGCGTGGTTATCTGGAAGGAACTATTGCAACAGCGGCGGCAATGAGTAAGAAAGACGAAAAGAAAGAAGGTCAGTAAATGAATAACATTCAGGTTTTCAATAACCCTGAGTTTGGTGATATCCGTACAGTAGAGATTGATGGAGAACCGTGGTTCGTTGGTAAAGATGTTGCAGACAATCTCGGGTACCAAAACGGTAGTCGAGATATTAACAGACATGTAGATGAAGAGGATCGTCAAAACTACCAAAACGGTACTTTTGAAAGTAACAGAGGGCTTACCATCATCAACGAATCCGGTCTCTACTCCTTAATCCTCAGTAGTAAGTTACCGTCTGCAAGAAGATTTAAACACTGGGTAACAAGTGAGGTACTCCCGGCAATCAGGAAACATGGGATATATGCTACTGAAGATGTAACCGATAAGATCCTGAACAATCCCGAATTTGGGATTGAGCTTTTGACGAAATACAAGGAAGAACGTGATAAACGCAGATTCCTGTCTGAACAGGTACTGACTCAGCAGAAGTTAATTGCTGAGTTGCAGCCGAAAGCAGATTATGTTAACCAGATCTTAAAAAGCACATCATCTGTTAAGACAACCCAGATTGCAAAGGATTACGGTATGAGTGCGAGAGCATTCAATAAGTTACTTTATGAACTGGGAATACAGTACAGGGTCGGTGATCAGTGGGTACTGTACGCAAAGTATCAGGCTTGTGGATATGTCCGCAGTGTTACATACGAATACAGACACCGTGACGGAAGGTTGGATGTAAAGATGTGTACCGAATGGACACAGAAAGGAAGATTATTCCTGTATGAGACTTTGAAAAAAGAAGGTTATCTTCCACTTATGGAAGCAGCATAAAGAAGTCCCACGGGAAGTACCAGTTCCAATGGGACAGACAATGAAAAAATTATTTCAGCTACATAGTAGCAGAAAGTGAGTTAAATTGCAATGAAAAAAATCATTTCAGCGTGGATTGAGCAGGTAATAGAGTTCGATTCCATGACAGAATACCAAAAATTTATCAATGACCTGAAAAATGGCAAAAAGGCTTACCGGATCATCACACCCGGTTGTGAGGTAGACAATAAAATTTGTACGCACATCATGCGACAGTATAACAACAATAATTTCCCGGAAGGCGGTGAAATGTAATGAAATTTGCTGAGAAGTTGAAAAAGGCAATGCAGGAACTGAACCTGAACCAGCGGCAGGTGGTAACAATGACCGGGAAAAGTAAGGGTTCTGTGAGCCAGTATCTGTCAGGTAAACAGATCCCGTCAGAAGATGTCCAGAGTGCCATTGCTACGTCACTTGGTCTGGCTTCTGATTACTTCACCGGCATGGATCAGGAACTTCAGGTTATGCCGCAGCTTGAAATCAGGGATGGCGTTATCCCGAGACTTGATGTGACGAAGGCGGCGAAACTGATGGGTATGAACCATAACACGGTCAGAAAAGGTTTACAGCAGGGTGTTTTTCCCTGGGGGTATGCAGTACATACCTCTGACAATAGATGGTCCTATTTTATCAATGCAAAGAGATTTGCAGAAGTTGAGGGGATTGCCTTATGAACAAAATGAGAGAGTATGAAAGAGGTCGTGAAGACGGTCTTGATCTTGCCAGAAGAATTGTAAAGGAAGGTGGACTTGAAGCATTAGAGAGAGAATGTAAATTTCGTGGTGTGACCGGAATACATACTTCTCTGGCAGCTAAGGATTTGGATAAAGCATCACAGAAAATCAAGGAAATGACAATTGATACATTCACTATCTTATGTATTGCTGCCGTTCATGACGAATTTGGTTTCGGTGAGAAACGTTGCAGACGTTTGATTGCCAAGATGGAAGAAGGTGCTGAGTATCTCATGGATGATCTGGCAACCTGGGATGATTACATTAAAGAAATCAAAGAGCAGTTGAATATTGATCTGAGGATTAGATGGAATAATTAAAGGAGAAAAATGACAATGAGCGAATCAATTAAAGGCTATAAAGTATTTAACCCAGACTGGACTTGTAGAAACTTCCAGTACGAAGTAGGTAAGACATTTGAGGAAGATGTAACGCCAAAGTGTTGTGACAGAGGTTTTCACTTCTGTACAAAAGCATCTGACTGTTTCAGTTATTACGGTTTCAATCCTGAAAATAAGGTTGCAGAAGTTCTTGCACTGGGGACGGTTGATACTGAATCAGATGATACAAAATGTTGCACTAACAAAATCCAGATTGTACGTGAGATCAGCTGGCAGGAACTCTTGACAATTGTGAATACAGGAAAAGGTTGTACGGGTCTTTGCAACACCGGGGATTGCAACACCGGGGATTGGAACACCGGGGATCGCAACACCGGGAATTGCAACACCGGGGATTGCAACACCGGGGATTGGAACACCGGGAATCGCAACACCGGGGATTGGAACACCGGGAATCGCAACACCGGGGATTGGAACCTTTCTTCTTTTAATACTGGTTGTTTTATGACAGAAGAACAGAAGATTATGCTGTTCGATAAACCTACTGACTGGACTTACCGTGACTGGATCAATTCTGATGCACGTTATGCGTTGACTAATATTCCTAAAAATGTCGTTGAATGGGTTTCTTCATACGATATGACAGATGAAGAAAAAGAGAAATACCCAACTTATGAAACAACAGGCGGCTATCTGAAGGTTCTGGATGAATCAGAGTCAGCACAGATCTGGTGGGATGGTCTGACTGAGGGTGCCAAGAATACCATCAAGTCATTACCGAATTTTGACGCAGAAATTTTCAGAAAATGTACAGGAATCAAAGTAGAAAGTAGAAAGTGAGGATAAAAGTAATGGAAAAGATTATGGAACTTATTAAGAAAAAAGGAATTGATAAGGGTATTCAGGACGCCATTAATAAGTCTTATGCACTTACAGGTGGAAATATTTCACAGGATGATATTACCGAAGCTGTGAAAAATATTATCCGTCTTGAAATCATTAGAAATCATGACCTTTCAGATGCGGTATTTGATGCCATGTTTGACAAGGTGGTTGATGAAATTGCAGCTGAATTAAACATTACCTGTCAGCCGGATGTATGTGAAGAAAAAGGTGATGATCTGAAAGAAAACCTGATTGAACAGGTTGGTAATGTACATCAAGGATTAGCTGCGATTTTAAAATTTTTATCATGACTTCTTTACAATTCATGCCACACCAGCAAAAAGCCCTTGACCAGACAGAATCATTCAACAGATGCGCATATTACTTGGACATGGGCCTTGGTAAAACTTTTGTCGGTGCAGAGAAAATGTACTTGCTGAATAATGACGTAAATCTGGTGGTCTGCCAGAAATCAAAGATTGATGACTGGGTGGATCACTTTGAAAAGTACTATCCAGATTATGAAGTGTTCAACCTGACAAAGAAAACACAGGTGGTACGGTTCCGGGAATTGATTGACACCAGTACCATCTATGACTGTAAAAAACAGATTGTCGGTGTTATCAACTATGATTTGGTGTACAGGCGTTCATATATCACTCATATAAAGGATTTTACTTTGATGTTGGATGAATCTTCATTGATACAAAATGAGACTACACAGCGAGCAAAATTCATTCTGAGATTACAACCAGAAAGCGTTGTTCTGTTGTCAGGTACACCAACATCCGGTAAATATGAAAAGCTGTGGTCACAATGCAAGCTGCTAGGATGGGATATAAAGAAAAAAGCGTTCTGGGCTTCCTATGTAGATACAGAATGGGTAGAACAGGGGCAATTCAAACGGGAAGTTGTTACTGGGTATAAACACGTAGATCATCTGAAAAAGAAACTGTCACAACATGGGGCAGTATTTATGAAAACGCAGGAAGTCATTGAACTGCCTGAACAGATTGAACAGAAGATTTATGTGAAACCTACCAAAGAGTACAGACATTTCATGAAAAATGGTTATCTGGTTTTAGATGATGGTACGGAACTGGTAGGTGATAACAGTCTTACTAAGATTCTGTATGCAAGGCAGTTATGCGGAATGTACCATCAGGAGAAAATGGATGCATTCAGGGACTTACTGGAATCAACAGAAGACAGGGTGATTGTTTTCTACAATTTTAATGAGGAACTTACAAGGCTAAGGAAAATATGTGAAGCACTTGACCGGGAAGTAAGTTTTGTGAATGGTTCAGGGCGTTCAATGTATGCCTATGAGTGTGTAGAGAACAGCGTGACATTCATTCAGTATCAGGCCGGTGCAATGGGTGGAAATTTTCAGAAAGCAAATAAGATCATTTACTACACCCTGCCACTTGGCAAAGGATCCTGTGATTTATGGGAACAGTCAAAGAAACGTATTCACCGCATAGGGCAGGATAAAAGTTGTTTTTATTATTACTTATTGGTGAAAGGCAGTTTTGAGGAAAAGAATTTTGCAGCATTGAGAAAGGGGAAGGAACTGACAGATGAGTTGTTTGAAAAATAGAATTTTAAAGTTGATTGCACTTATCAATGGTATCTCATTTTTATACTTTGGTAGTCTGTTGGATTCCTATTCTTGGATTCCTGGGATCATTTGCTGTATCAACTTTGCATGGTTGGCACTGTTTGCTTATGCGAACGGATATACATATAAATCTGAGAAGGGGGAAGAGATGGGAGAAATCAAAGAACAGAAAAAGACAGCTTGTGAGTTTCTGCTTGGTACTAAACGTACTGAGTACATAGCTGATATTACGGAATTGGTGTACAACCTTATTTCTGGGATATGTGATGTTTCAGACAAATATCAGGTTGACCGTGACAGTTCAATGGAATATGCGGCTAGTATTATTACTGAAATTGCAACAACTGCATCCATTCAGAAATTTGAAACAGAACTTGTGAAAAGAGGTGAGTAACACGGCAGCAGAGAAGAATTTTGAAAATAAGGTGAAAACCTTCCTGAAGGGAAAAGGATTCTGGTTCCTGAAATACTGGGGTGGTGCAGCTTATACCAAAAGTGGGATTCCTGATTTACTGGTGTGTATGTATGGTAGATTCCTTGGACTTGAGGTAAAAGCACCGAGAGGGGAACCATCAGAGTTACAGCTTTACAATCTTGAAAAAATCAGAAAAGCTGGTGGACGTGGGATTTTACTGTACCCAAAAGATTTTGATAATTTCAAGGAATTTGTAGCAGATACTGAAAAGGGAAATTCATGGTACTTGGACAATATTGAGTTTCAGGATCAGTGGAAAGAAAAATTAAGAAAGAGAGGATAAATAAACATGGCAAAAAAGAAAGTTGAAGAAATGACAGCAGAGCAGGTTGCAACAGGTACATTAGAAAATGAGGTTGCAGAAGGGGCGAATGAGAAAGCAACTGCGGTTGAATACAATTACCCGGATATTATCAGGGAAGAACTGATTAAAACCGGGCGTGATGGAGTCCTTGACCTGATTGAGTATATGAGAGAGTGCGGATTTTTTGAAGCCCCTGCATCTGGTGGAAACCATTCACATGAAAAAGGTGGACTGGCGGCACATTCAGTAAATGTAATGTTTACTGCTGAAAAAATCGGTGTCTCCCTGCTGGGTGGTGCAGGCTACAACAAAATCAAGGATAGTGTAGTGATTGCCGCCTTATTGCATGATCTCGGTAAATGCGGCGATTATGGAAAACAGATGTACATTCCTAACATCCTGAAATCCGGTAAACAGTCAGACGCTAAACCATGGAAACGTAATCCGTCACTGTTACCGTTGGATCACGCAACCAGATCCATTAAACTTGCAACCCTGTTCATTGATCTGACAGAGGATGAAGAATTTGCTATCAGATATCATGACGGACTGTATGAAACTGCAAACTATGGTGTCAAGGGGCATGAAACACAGCTTTATATGATTCTTCACTGGGCTGATATGTGGGCCAGTAAGGTCATTGAGGGTAATAACAATCCAGAGGATGAAGAATAAGAAAGAGAGGTATAAGAATTATGGCACAGAAAGTATTAATCATGGGTGAGTCTGGTACAGGTAAAAGTACCAGCATGAGAAATTGTGATCCGGCTATTACAGCAGTAGTAAATCCAGTAGGTAAACCATTACCATTCAAGAATCATTTTGAAACACTGGATAATGTGACAGATGCAAGAGAAATTATCAAGTACATGAAGGAACAGGTCAAAGCTGGTAAAAAGCTGATCGTGGTTGATGATTTCCAGTATATCCTTGCCATCCCTTACATGAACAGAATCAAGGAAACTGGATGGGACAAGTACAATGATTTCGGTGCAAATTACTTTGAGATCATTGATGTGTGCAAAGACTTACCGGATGATGTGGTAGTTGCTTATATGACCCATCTGGAAACTCTGGACAATGGACTGACTACAGTTAAGCTGATCGGAAAACTGTTAAGAGAGAAGATCACTATTGAAGGACTGTTTACAATCGTTCTGAGAACTGGTGTATATGAAGCTAAATATTACTTTTACACTCAGAACAGCGGAAAAGATACAGTTAAGTCACCTCTTGGAATGTTCCAGAATTACGCCATTGATAATGATCTGAACTATGTGTACGACAAGATTAAAAATTATTATGAACTGGGTACATATAAGTCAGATGAAGAAATGGACAAAGAGGACCAGAAAGTAGCAGGTGATATTGAAAAACCGGATGCTTCCGGCAGACGTTCCAGAACCAGAAAAGCAGAACAGAAAGCAGAACCAGTTGAAAAAGCTGAAAAGACTACAAGAACACGCAAGAGCAGGGCTGAGGTAGAAGCTGAAAACCATGAGAAACTTGTGGAGTATCAGGAAAAAGTAGATGAAGCAATTCAGGAAGCAGCAGGTGATTCTGAAGAAGTTGATTTTGACGTTGCGGCAGAAGCGGCTGCAAGTGTACCTGCCCCTGAGTTACAGAAACCACCAAGAAGAACACGCAAGGAAAGAAAGACCGCTGAACAGACAGTTGAACAGTCTGAACCAGTTCAGGAAGAACCAGAAGTTACTGAGTCTGAATCTGATAAAATGGATGCCACACCAGAAACTGAAGGTGCAATGAATGCACCGGAACCACCGGTCAGAGGGCAGAGAAGACGCAGAACCAGACAGTAATCAGATAACAAATAAATTTATATAAATGAAAGGTTAAATAGGTGAATTATTATGGCAGTAGATTTCAGTGCATTTGACAAGAAAGTTGATCTTGACGCATTACAGGAAGAAGTAAAGAATGCAGATCTTTCTTCATTTGAGGATGTCCCGGACGGTACTTATATTGTTGGCTTCGATAAAATGGAAATTAAGCCGACAAAAGCGAAAGACAAGCTGATGTTTGCGGTACAGTGCAAGATCAAAGAAGGTCCGCATAAAGGCAGACTGCTGTTTTTCAATCGTGTAATCTCTGGAAACAAGACTTCTGAAAAATGGAATGATGGTAAGGCTATCAAGTCCGTTTGCACATGGCTTGACAAGCTGGAAACAGAAACCGTACCGGAATTTTACAATTATTCTGACTTTGCTGATTGTGTTCTTGACATCTTTCAGGAAGTGCAGGGAAAGGTTGAAGCTGAGGTTGATTGGGCTGCGAAAGATTTCAACCCTATCACTATCAATGAGGTGTTTGACTGCTAATTAAGTTATGGGTGGGATAGCAATATGTTATTCCGCCCTGCATTTGAAAAGGTGACAGGATGATATTTTACGATTTTGAGGTTTTTGAACGTGACTGGCTTGCAGTTTTCATTGATGTGACGAATCAAAAAGAACACGTGATAATCAATGACAAGGATAAGTTAAGAACCTTATATGAGCGAAATATGAGCAATATATGGGTTGGATTTAACAACCGTCATTATGACCAATACATCATGAAAGGGATTCTGTTGGGGTTGGATCCAAAGAAGATCAATGACTGGATCATCATTCAGGGAAAAGAAGGATGGCAGTATTCAAGAGTATTTAATAAACTTCCAATGATAAATTATGATGTTATGCCTAACCCACCTGTTGGTCTGAAGACCATGGAAGGTTTTATGGGTAGTAATATCAAGGAAACAGAAGTACCCTTTGATATCAAAAGGAAGCTGACTGAGAAAGAAATAGAACAGACAGTTTTTTACTGCCGGCATGATGTTGAAGAAACTATAAAAGTATTTCTGGAAAATGTAGATGTATTTAATGCCATGCATGGAATTGTGCAGGCGTTCCCGGAATATGTGAGTCTATCCGATATCGGCAGCAGTGAAGCCAGAATTACAGCAAAAGTTCTTGGGTGTACAAAACAGGACTTCAATGATGAATTTGATTATTTCTTTCTTCCGTGTCTGAGACTGAACAAATACAAATATGTTCAGGATTGGTTCAGTACAGCGGTAAAAGACTGTACTGAAGAAATGAAGATAAATTATGCAAAAGCCAAAGAAAACTATGAGAAAGCCAATAGTATAAAGCTGAAAAAGAAATGGAAGTCAGAGATGGAAAAGTGTGACTGGACAGATTCTTTTCGGTGGCAGAAATATTTTTATAACCGTTCACTGGAAACGGTAGTTGCTGGGATTCCTCATACATTTGGCTTCGGTGGTTTGCATGGTGCAACTGAAAAACCAATTCATAAAACAGGGCAGATATTACACGTTGATGTGAACAACTACTATCCTTCAATGCTGATCGCATGGGGACTTGTCACCAGGGCAGCAGGTAATGACAACTATCCGAAGGTATACGTGACCAGAAAGAAAATGAAGAAAGCGCAAGTTCAGGCGGCAAAAGCAGGTAATAAACCACTGGCTAAACAATGGAAAAAGGCCCAGTTACCATATAAGAAAATGCTTAATGCGCTGTCAGGTGCCATGAAAGATAAAACGAACCCTGCATATGATCCACGAAATAACAACTGCATGTGTATCAATGGTCAGCTTATGTTGTTGGATCTGATTGAACATCTGGAAGTGATACCTGGATTTGAATTGATCCAGTCAAATACTGATGGTCTTATTATCTGGATTCCTGATACTGATGAAGCATTTGAAATGGTTGATGATATCTGCTGGGAGTGGGAACAGCGTTGCAGTACAGACAAATGTTCTATCCTGTTGGAACTTGATAATATCTCTGAAATCTATCAGAAGGATGTAAACAATTACTTATGGATTTCAGCTGATGGTGATGTGGAAAGAATCGGTAAGTATCTGAAAGGTCTTTCAGCGGTTGATTATGATCTTCCAATTCTGAATAAAGCCCTTGTTGATTACATGGTCAAAAAGATACCAGTGGAACAGACAATAAATCAGTGTGATGATCTGAAAGAGTTTCAGAAGCTAGTGAAACTGTCAGATAAATATTCACATGTAGAACATGAACACTGTATACCTGTCCAGCGTGTTGAGGGTGTCAGGGTAAAACATACATATTACGATTATCCTAAGACTCAGCGGTATACATATAAGTCTTATCGGGTATTTGCTTCAAATGAGTTGCAGGATGGTAGGATATTAAAGTGTGGCGGTTCCCGTGGTAAACCTGAAAAGTTCGCAGATACACCAGATCATTGCTTTATATACAATGATGATGTAAATGGGGTAAAGGTACCGCAGAACCTGGACAAACAGTGGTATATAGACTTAGCAAAAAGAAGATTGAAACAGTTTGGTATTGCAGCATAGTACCGGAAAGGTGGGGATGATGGCAAATGTTCAAATGACAAAAGTGCAAATGCGGAATAGATACAAAGCATTAAAGAAAAAAGATTACAACTGGACATGTATATGTCCGGTATGCAGTAAACAGATATATGAAAAGGATCCTGACATTGAATATGTAAAAACAAAGCGTGGGACTGAGATTTTTATACATACGCAATGTATCAAAGAATGGGACAAGTAGGTGGTTGAGGGATGCTCTATAAAGGATATATTGAAACCAAAGGAAAAGCAGCAGTTGAAAAATTTAAGAATAAGACCAGGTTCAAGACTTATGAGCAGGTGAAAGATCTTCCCGGTTTCGGGGGCGTTCTGGAAAATGACACTATCCTGATAGACATTGATGATTATGAACAGTCAGAAATCATGATGGATATTGTTGAAGACTATCAGCTTGATTGCAGAGTATACCAGACTACCAGAGGAAAGCACTTCCTGTTCAAAAATCATCAGGTAACAAGGAACCACACACATGTGCCGCTTGCTATTGGGCTGACAGCGGACATCAAATGTGGAACCAGAACATCATATGAGGTTATCAAGATTAATGGTGAAGAACGTTTCATTGAATGGGATATCGAAGAAGGTGGTACATATCAGGAGTTACCGAAGTGGATGCTTCCTGTAAAGGCTGCCACTGATTTTATTGATATGGATGCAGGAGATGGTAGGAATCAGGCCCTGTTCAACTACATTCTGACACTCACAGCAAATGGTTTTACGGTGGATGAAACAAGGGAAGCTATCAGGATCCTGAATAAATACGTCCTGAAAGAATCACTTTCTGATGAAGAACTGGAAGTGATCCTTAGAGATGAAGCCTTTCAGAAACCTGTGTTCTTCAATGGTACTACATTTTTATTTGAACGTTTTGCAGATTGGTTAAAAAGTAACTGTAATGTAGCCAGAATCAATGGTCAGCTTCATGTATATGAAGATGGGATTTATCAGGTAGGGTACCGGGAGATTGAGAAGGTGATGATTCAGCAGATACCGAACCTGAAGAAGACGCAACGTCGGGAAGTGTTAGACTTGTTGGAATTAATAGCCGAAGAAAAAACGGCAGCAGATGCCCGTTATATAGCGTTCCAGAACGGTATTTACGATATTGTTACAGATCAGATGCAACCGTTTACTTCTGATTTGGTTATTACAAATAAGATACCGTGGGACTATAACCCGGATGCTTACAATGAACTGGCAGATGATACATTGAACAGGCTTGCCTGTAATGATCCGGTTATCAGAATGTTGTTGGAAGAAGTTATTGGTTATTGCTTTTACAGAAAGAATGAATTAGGGCAGGCGTTTATGCTTACTGGTGATAAAGCAAATGGAAAGTCTACATTTATAAGCTGCATAAGAACAATTCTCGGTGAAGCAAACACATCTGCATTGGATTTGAAAGAACTGGGGGACAGGTTCAGTACATCTATGATATTCGGAAAGCTGGCAAATTTAGGTGATGATATCGGTGATGATTTCTTGCAAGGTTCTCAGGTGGCAGTATTTAAGAAAATTGTTACTGGTGACAGAATCAAGGCTGAAAGAAAAGGTCAGGATCCGTTTGAATTTAACCCATATACAAAGCTACTGTTCAGTGCCAATGATATTCCAAGAATGAAAGACAAAACTGGCGCAGTTCTCAGACGTTTAGTTATTATCCCATTTAATGCCAGATTCTCAAAGTATCTGGAAGATGGAGTTACAATTGACCCTAAATTCCGTCCTTATATTAAGTATGAACTGAATGAACAAAGTTCAGTAGAATACATGATTAAGATTGGTATTGATGGACTGAAAAGAATCATTGAAAATAATGGTTTCACTAAATCGAAAAAAGTTCAGCAGCAGTTGGATGAATACGAAAATGAGAACAACCCTATTAAAGCATTCATTGAAGATAATGGCATTGAAAGTATTGAGAACGAAGCAACAGCAGACGTATATAAAAGATATCAGGTATTCTGTGCAGATAATAATATGCAGCCTATGGGTAAGATTGTATTCAGTAAGCAGATCAAGAAAAGACTTCACCTTGAAATTATATCCAGCAGAATAGATAACACGGTCAGAAAAATATTTGTGAGGGAGTAATGGAAAAATGACAATCGGTGAAAGAATTAGACTGGTGCGTCTTGATAATGATATGAGCCTTAGAGATTTCGCTAAGGTTATCGGACATCCAGATACAACAGTAATGAAATGGGAAAAAGGTATAAATAAAATATCGTTTATGGATGCCATAAAGATATGTAAGCGTTTCAAAGTATCATTAAATTGGTTAGCAGGATTGGGGGAATAATATGATTGATAAGACATGTCGGACATGTATTGACAACGAAGATGGTTTTTGTGATCGCAAGGGAATCTTAGTAGATGATGAGGATTCCTGTGAAAAACATAGAGAAGACTGGCGTGACAGATTACTGGATCATTTTCTCAGAGGTCACGGAAAGGGGAGATAATGTGGGGTACTTTATTATTGGGACATTGTGTTTCATCAGTGGACTTGCAATGGGGGTGTTCTTAACAGCCCTTATCGTAGCTGGAGCAGATGATAATATTGGAGAAGTTAATGAGTTGGGGGATGATGAGAATGAGTTATAAGAACAGTGAGGGTTATTCAGATCCGACAGCAGGTGTTGCAATGGGATCTGCCAATAAACAGGAGCAGGAAATTGACAAGCTGAACCATAAGGTTATGCAGTCGTTCAGACTGCTGCTTGATCTGGCAGGATTTGAGATTGTCGGACGTGTCACACTGAGACATAAGAAATCAGGGCGTATCTTTAAGTAGGAAAGAGGTGTTGTGGAATGACCGCAAAAGAGTATCTGAACCAGATCAGGGAGAAAGATGCAGCCATAAACAGAATGATACGGCAGAAAGAAAACTTAAAAGGTATGCTGTATACTATTGGCAGTCCTGGTACTGGTGAAAAAGTGCAGACCAGTAAATCTGGGAGTAGTCGTTATGAAGAACTGTTTGCAAAGATTTCAGAAAAAGAGGATGAAATCAATAATAAAATTGATGATCTGGTTGGACTGAAGATAAGAATTTGTGAACAGATTAATGAGTTACCGGATGATGTACATATCTCTGTTTTATATGAAAGATATGTTGAACTGAAAAGTTGGAACCAGATATCTGATGATATGAATTACAATGTGAGATATTTATTTCATATTCATGGAGCGGCACTGAACGAATTTTATCAGATGTATGAGCAGGAAATAAATGCAGATGTATAACAAACATTGAGGGTTTGTGTAGTGCTGACCCTCTGTTTTTATGTTTTTGTAACTAGTTTGGGTGTTTGTAACTAGTTTGTAACTGGTTTTGTAACTCATTTATCCCTTGATTTTACTGGATGTAACTAATGTAACTAATTTTGAGAATGTTCTTATTATATTATTTTTTATATAATGTATATCAGTAAGAAGTAATAAAAATAATATATATATATATATAATAGTATATAGTAAAAATTAGTTACATTAGTTACAAAAATGTCGGAAATCCAGTAAAATCAAGGGCTGAGAGTGTAACTGATTAGTGTAAAATGAGTTACAAACTGGTTACAATTGGTTACAAAACTAGTTACATCAGAAAATAAATGACATAATCTGAGTCAGAGTTGATATAAAAGCAGTCTGATTTGACTTGAATGTGAGTCAGGAAAGCTGATATTGTGTAGACTGTTCAATTAGACATGAAGCATATCCTTTTGTCATGGGGATGTGCTTTTTACTTTGTCCGGGAAATATAGCTGTTTCCTCCTTTACAGCTTCCCGGACTTTTCGATATACAAAACGAAACGAATGAGAGGTGGTGGGGCTTGGCAAGGGCAAGAGATCCGAACAGAAATAAAGCATTCGAGATTTACAAAGAACATAATGGAAACATTGATTTAGTTGAGATTGCAAGCCAATTAAACATTTCACCCGGAACAGTTCGTGGGTGGAAATCTAAAGATTCTTGGAACGATAAATTGAATGGAACGTTCCATAAAAATACGGAACGTTCCAAAAGAAAAAAAGGCGGTCAACCAGGTAATAAAAATGCAGAAGGTCATGGTGGTACTGGACCACCAGAAAATAAGAACGCTGAGAAGTATGGATTCTTTTCTAAGTATTTGCCGGATGAGACGAAAGAGATTTTTGACGCAATTGAACATGCAGATCCGCTGGACCTGTTGTGGCACCAGATACAGATTGCATATGCTGCCATTGTGAGAGCACAGCGGATAGCTTATGTTAAGGATCACCAAGATAGAACCATCAACAAGATTGGTGAGAAAGATGGTGAGACTGTATCAGAGGAACGTTGGGAAGTACAGGAAGCATGGGACAAGCAGAATAATTTCTTAAAGGCACAGGCAAGGGCGCAGGCTGAATTAAGCCGCATGATAAAGCAGTATGACGAAATGCTTCATGCAAACTGGGAACTGGCTACTGAAGAACAGAAGACAAGGATCCAGTCAATGAAAGCAAAAGCCCAACTGAATGATGTTGAAGAAACAGTAGATGATGGATTCCTGGAAGCATTAAATTCTTCTGCTGCTGAGGATTGGAATGATGAAGAAACAGGTATTTAAGTTTCAGCCATTCTCAAAGAAACAACGCAAGGTATTGAATTGGTGGTGTGATAACTCACCTGTAAAAGATGCAGATGGAATAATTGCAGATGGTGCTATTAGATCAGGAAAGACAATATCAATGTGCTTATCATTTGTCATGTGGTCAATGTCCAATTTTGACGGGCAAAACTTCGGTATGTGTGGTAAGACTATCGGATCATTCAGGCGAAATGTGCTGTTCTGGCTGAAGCTGATGTTGAGAAGCAGGGGTTATTCTGTTACGGATCACAGGGCTGATAACCTTCTGGTAGTCAGTCGTGGGGATGTAGAAAACTTTTATTATATCTTCGGTGGTAAAGATGAAAGATCACAGGATTTGGTGCAGGGTATCACATTGGCCGGTGTGTTCTTTGATGAAGTGGCATTGATGCCGGAATCATTTGTCAATCAGGCTACTGGACGTTGTTCGGTTGATGGCTCAAAGATGTGGTTCAACTGTAACCCTGACGGTCCGTATCATTGGTTCAAACAGAACTGGATTAACAAATGCAAGGAAAAGAACATCCTGTATCTGCATTTTACAATGGATGATAACCTGTCATTGTCTGAGAAAATCAAGACAAGATACAGGAGCATGTACACCGGGGTGTTTTACAAGCGGTACATCCTCGGGTTATGGGCTGTTGCTGAGGGAATTATTTATGATATGTTCAGTGAAGATGAACATATTGTCAAATATGATGAAATAAAAGGTAAACTGATAAATAATCCTTCATGCAGATATGTGTCATGTGACTATGGTACCCAGAATGCCACTGTATTTCTGCTGTGGAATAAAGCCACTGATGGGAATTGGTACTGCATCCGGGAATATTACTATTCAGGACGTGACAAGTCAAAACAGAAAACTGATGCAGAATATGCAGAAGACTTGAAAAAGTGGCTGGGCGAAACCAAAATCAGGGCAATGATTGTGGACCCATCAGCTGCTTCTTTTATTGCGGAACTGAGAAAACGAAAATATAAAGTACTGAAAGCAAGAAATGATGTACTGGATGGTATCAGGCTGGTTGCTACACTGCTGAACCTTAAAAAGCTGTTCTTTTGCAATAGCTGCGAAAACACTATTGCTGAGTTTCAGTCATACATCTGGGATGAAAAGGCGGCAGACAGGGGAGAAGATAAACCAGTGAAACAGCACGATCATGCAATGGATGCTGTCAGATACTTTGTTTATACGATTTTGAGTAATCAGCTGGCAAAGCTGAAAACTATGAAAGGTTGATAGTTATGCATGTATTTACATTACCAGCTGAGGACTGGAATGAATTGAGTATTGATAAGCAGGTTATCCGACACCTGATATTAAAACACAGGAGTTTTGTGGATCACCTGATTACTCTTGAAGACTACTATGAGGGAAAACATAAGATCCTGAATGATAAGAACCGGGAGAACAAACTGGTATGCAACCATGCAAAGGATATTTCTGATACTGCCAGTTCATACTTTATCGGTAACCCGGTTACATATAAGGCACAGACAGATATCACAGACCTGACGGATAAGTTAGAATACGCCGGAGCAGATGAAGCTGACGGTGACAACGGTCTGGACTTATCTATTTTTGGCAGGGCTTATGAATACATCTACACCAAAAAAGATGAAACAGACCTGATGATAAAGAATTTGTCACCAGCGAATACCTTTGTTGTGTATGATGATACGATTGAGCAGAATGAACTGTTTGCTGTATATTACTATGCAAAACGTGATGATTCTGACCGGACAGATATAAAGTATATTGCTACTGTAGTTACGGAACATTATAAGTACATCCTGAATATTCAGAATATTGATGGTATTCAGCCCACCTATGAACAGGCTGAACCACATTATAAAGGTGAAGTTCCCATCATTGAGTATCTAAACAACAAGATGGGACTGGGTGATTTTGAACTTCAGATACCATTAATTGATGCATACAACGCATTAATGAGTGACCGTGTGACGGACAAGGAACAGTTTATTGATGCTATCCTTGCTATATATGGAACACTGTTATCAGATGGTGATGAGTATGACGAAGAAGGGAACAAGATCAGTGATTCTGCTGATGAAGCACAGAAAGAACTGAAGAAAAAGAAGATTCTGGAACTGCCTGACGGTACGAAAGCAGAGTATCTGACAAGAACCTTTGATGAAAACGGCGTTGAGATCCTGAAGAAAGCTATTGAGCAGGATATCCATAAGTTTTCGCATATCCCTTGTATGTCGGATGAGAGTTTTGGTGGTAATGTTTCAGGGGTGGCTATGGAATTTAAGCTGCTGGGGATGGAGAACATAACTAAGATTAAGACCCGGTATTACAAAAAGGGTCTGAGAAAGAGACTGAGAATATTTGCTAATTTTTATGCAAATAAGGGAATCAGTTTTGATGTTGCCGGTATTGTTCCTACATTTACCAGGGCATTACCGAAGAACCTGTTAGAGATTAGTCAGATTGTATCTAATCTGTGGGGTAAGGTTGGAAAGAAAACGTTACTGGCCCAGATTCCTTTTGTGGATGATCCAGAAGAAGAACTGAAGACTGTGGAGAAAGAAGCAGAAGATGATTTGAAACGGCAGCAGGAAATGTTTTCTATGACAGCAAACACACCACCGGATGATACAGATACATCTGATTCTGATTCTGATGAGCCTGATAGCAGTCAGGATGATAAAAAGGATCCTAAAAAGAAAGATGGAAAGGTAAATGAATAATGAACGATACTGGATAGATAGGGCAAACTATCTCATATATCATCATATGAGTGATGCTGAACAGACAGCGGATGAAATAGCCACGTTGTATAGAAAAGCGTATAAATGGCTGATATATGAGTCAAGAAAGATATTTGATAGGTATCAGAACAGTCACGGTTTGACAGAAGCAGAAGCAAGGCGGCTGATTAGTCAGTTACAGGGTTCTTCTTCATTGGAAGAACTGAAAAGACTGTTAGAGCAGGATGGCAGAAATCAGGAAATACTGGCACAGCTGGATGCACCAGCGTATCAGTTCAGAATTGACCGATTAAGACAGATACAGAATCAACTTGATATTGTGATGAACAATGTTTACCAGCAGGAAAAAATACTTGCTGGTGATTTTTTTGTGGATCTGGCGAATGATTCTTATTACAGACAGATTTATGAGATACAGCACAATACATCATATGCTTTCAGTTTTGCTCATATAGACAGGAAACAGATTGATAAAGTCATTTCTATACCTTGGAGTGGAAAACACTATTCTGAACGCCTGTGGAAGAACAGCAAAACACTGACAAAAGCAATTAAAGAAGAACTACTGATTGATCTGATTACTGGGCGGCCTGAAAATGAAGCTGTAAAAATTATTGCAAATAAATTTGACCAGGGGATTTTTGAAGCAAGGCGTTTGGTTCGCACAGAAGCAGCGTTTGTTTCCGGGGAACTGAATGCAGAAGCATATGAAGAATGTGATCTGCAAAAGTATCAGTTTCTTGCGACTTTGGACTTGCGTACATCTGAGATATGTCGGTCACTGGATGGGAAAAGGTTTTTCCTGAAGGACAGGCAGGTTGGAAAGAACTATCCACCTATGCATCCGTGGTGTAGAAGTACCACTATTGCAGTCATATCAGAGGATGATATAAAAAAACTGAAAAGACGAGCACTGAACCCGGAAACGGGCAGAACTGAACTTGTTCCAGCTTCCATGACTTATGGTGAATGGTATAAAAAATATGTAAAAGATAACCCAAAAGCGAAAGGGCAGGAAAAGGCAATACAAAATAAGGCTTCTGACCAAGCGCAATATCAGAAGTATAAGAAATCAGGTATTGATGGTGTACCTGCATCATTTACAGGGTTCCAGAAACTAAAATACCAGGAGCCTGAGAAGTGGGAGCTGTTGAAGAAGGATTATAGAGAAAGGGGAAATACCAATGGTAAAAGTTAAATGTATTCAGAGATTTAATGATGTGACTCAGCCAGTTGAGAAGATGCAGCGTTTTCCAGGTGCAGTCTGGGAAGTAACAGAAGAAAGAGCGAAACATCTTGTGGCTGAAGGAGTGGTTGAAATTGTGACAGAGAAAACAACCACAGCAAAAGCACTTGAGAAGTAGAGACCTGAGGGTCTTTTTATTTTGTCTTTTTTCAGCAGACGTTAAAGAACTGTAAATCTAAGACGAATGACCCAGGCCCATCACGGGAATAGGTTGGGCGGAAAGGATAAATATGAGAAATAAAGTTTTTAGAGCACTTACACAGTGCAGATGCAAGGTTCCTATGAATTTACAGCTTTTTGCAGAAGGAGATGGTGCTGGTTCCGGTGATGATTCTGGTAACGGCGGTGGATCCGGTAGCGGTGAAGGTGATGATAGTGGGTCTGGTGATGATAAACCACAGTCATTTGATGATTTCCTGAAAGGGGAAGGGAACCAGGCAGAATTTGACAGAAGAGTCAACAAAGCAATTCATACTGCTGTTCAGAAAGCACAGGAAAAATGGGAAGCTCTGACAAACGATAAGTTGTCAGAAGCTGAAAAGCTGGCGAAAATGAACAAAGATGAAAAGGCGCAGTATATGCAGCAGAAAAAAGAAAAAGAACTTGCTGACAGAGAAGCAGCAATCACAAAGAGTGAGTTGAAAGCAGAAGCAAAAAATACACTTGCTGAAAAGAAACTTCCACCTTCTCTTGCTGATCTCCTTGTATATACAGACGCTGACAGCTGCAATAAATCCATTGCAACTGTAGAAAAGATTTTTCAGGAAGCTGTTGAAGCAGCAGTTCAGGAAAAATTAAAAGGCGGCGACCCTCAGAAGAAGGCACCGGAAGGTAACAAAGAACTGGAAGCGCAGGTTGAAAAATTAATGCGTGGATATTAAAGAAAAGGATAGGTGAAATATATGGCTATTAATACTTTAGCAACTGAAACCCTGTTTCAGCGTACTCTTGATAAGTTAGCTATACAGGAAGCTGTAACTGGTTGGATGGATGCCAATGCAGGACAGGTTATTTACAGCGGTGGTAAAGAAGTAAAGATCCCGAAACTGTCTGTTCAGGGACTCGCAAACTATGACCGTGACAACGGGTATGTTATGGGTGGTGCTACTATGGCATACGAAACACTCACAATGACACAGGACAGAGGACGTAAATTCCAGCTTGATGCAATGGATATTGACGAAACTGGTTTTGTGACAACTGCCGCTGCGGTTATGGGAGAATTTCAGAGAGTGCATGTGGTACCTGAGATTGATGCATACCGTATTTCTAAGTTGGCATCTACTGCGGTCACTGCAAAAAAAGCAGGTATGGTAACTTATGGTTATACACCTGGAGCAACAAACACATCTGCCCTCAGAAAAGCAAAAGAAGGTATCAAGGCTGTTCGTGATTGCGGATACAATGGTCCGCTCGTTATTATGGCAACCTCTGATTTCATTACTGAATTGGAACTGGAACTCGCTGGTAAGATTACAGCAATGACATTTTCTCAGGGTGGAATCAATACGCAGGTACCATCTATTGACGGTGTACCATTTATTTCTGTACCGTCAAACAGAATGTATTCTGCAATTACCCTGTATGACGGTAAAACAAAAGGTCAGGAAGCAGGTGGTTATGTCAAAGGCACTACTGCAAAAGACATCAACTTTATCGTTACTGCAAGAACTACACCGATTGCGGTAACAAAACAGGACAAAATGAAAATCTTTACACCGGATCAGAACCAGGATGCAGATGCTTGGAAGATGAATTATCGTAGACATCATGATCTGTGGGTGCTTGAAAACAAGATTGATTCTGTATTTGTATCAATCAAAGACGCTGAGTGAGGGGATGTAAATGATTCTGATTAAGGAAAATGTTGAAAGAATCATTGATGATGATTCACAGGGAATTATTGACCAGCTGTTATTAGATGGCTGGTCAAAAGTCCCTGTTGTAACTGATTCCAAACCAAAAAGAAAAGGAAAAACAGAAAATGGGGTGAATGCGGATGGTAAGACCGTCTGATGTGCGTATTGTAGAGAAGTTGACAGGTGAACAGGATGAAGAACTGATTGCTGTTCTTCTTGATGATGCAGAATCTTTCGTATTGGCTTATACAATGCGTACAAAAATCATACAGCCACTTGAAAAGCCTGTTCGTGATCTTGCCGTGATTGCTCTAAATCGTATGGGGACAGAGGGTGAAAACAGTAGGTCAGAGGGTGGAGAAACCTATAACTTCAATGACGCACCGAAGCAGATTTTTGACACCCTTAATCGTTATCGTATTTGCCGGGTAGGTGGTAAAGTTTATGAGAATAAAAAGAAGTAGACTAAACACATTTTATCTGAAAAAGAGAATCTCAAAGAAAGATAAAGAGGGGTGTTCAACAGAAGAATGGGGAACAGGGGTCCCCTTTGTAGGGGAACAGTGGCCTGCATCTGGTAAAGTGCAGGTTCAGCAATATGGAGATAGACTGAACTATATACTGAACCTAAAACTTGATGGTGCATATCAGATTATAAGGGAAAAACAGGGTGCTTCTTTTGATTTCGGTAATGATTTGGTTTTCAGAGAACAGGATGGAATCTGTATTTTTACTGATGAAGAATCTGATCCAGATTACCGGATCATTGCAATTAAACCTTACCGACAACTAAAGATGGAGTTGGAGAAGATATGAGTGATGATCTGATGCAGAAATTTTCAGGGCTTGTTGATATGGCTGAAGGCGGTTTACAGTCAAAAGTACACGAACAGGCTTTACGCATTCAGGCACAAGCTAAAGAATTATGTCCTGTCAGAAGGTACGGTTCCGGGGGTGGATCATTAAGACAGTCAATCCATGTTAGTACAGAACGACAGGAAGACTTGATTCACAGTGAGATATACACCAATTCAGAGTATGCACCTTATGTTGAGTTTGGTACTGGCCCCACAGGACAAGCGCATCACAACGGTATATCCCCGGACGTTGACCCTGTATATTCCCAGTCGGGTTGGATGATACCAGCTGATGCAATGTCACCAGCTGATGCCGAGCAGTATGGTTTTGGTATCGCAAAAGGGAAAGACGGAGAAGTCATTGGATATTATACAAAAGGTCAGGTTGCGCAGCCTTTCATGTACCCTGCTTTTGCAGAATTGAAGGATGATGTGACACAGGAAATTAAAGCGGCACTCGAAAAAGATTTGAAAAAGGTGACAAGATGAAAAATGTAAAAGATCAGGTATATTCAGCACTTCTCACTGTTACTGAGAATGTATCAGACACATATCCGAAAGACTGGGCGAACTTCCCAACAATTCAGTATGTAGAAGAAAATAACAGTGTGTGGGAACGTACTGACAACGCTGAACAGAAGGCTAAGGTGTCATATAAAATTGATATATGGCACAACCAGAGCACATCTGATACAGCCCTTGCAGTTGATGCTGCTGTTTCTGCTTTAGGTCTGGTGAGAACCTATTGCGGTGATGCACCGGATCCAAGCGGATTGAAACATAAAGTAATGCGCTATGAAGGAATCATTGATATGAGTTCTGATTTAGTGTACTGGAATTAAGAAAGAGGTGAAGATAAATGTTAGCAAATGGTACAAAACTGGGGTATTCTAAGACAGCCCCTTCTGGCGGTTCTACATCTTATACTGACTTGCCGGGACTGAAAGAAATCCCGGATGTTGGAACAGATCCTGAAAAAGTAGATAATACAGTTCTGACAGATAAGCATAAAGTGTATGAAAAAGGTATCGGTGATCTGCCTGAAATGACATATAAGTTTAAATATGACAACACGAAAGCAGACAGTCCTTATCGTACACTGAGAAAAGCAGATCAGGATGGAACAGTACTGTATTTCAGAGAAACTGATCCAGATAAAACAACTCTGGATTTTGGTGCTACAGTGTCCGTAAAACGTACAGGCGGCGGTGTCAATGGTGTAATTGAATTTGAGGTAACCATGACTGTACAGACAGATATTACTTACACAGACCCGGCATAATACCGGGTCTTTTATTGAGAAAATTCAGGAGGATATAACATGGGTGGTTTAGACGAAGAAGTAAAAGATCAGAAAGAGGAAACAAAAATTGTAGATTTGGATGAAGAAAAAAAGAAAAGAAAGCCTTTTCATTATTGGACAGTAGGTGGCAGAGATTACCGTCTGAAACTTAAAGCGTCTAATGTTGAAAAGCTGGAAAATAAATATAAATGTAACGTCATGCATCTGGTAGATGATATGCCGGCATTATCTGTAATGCTTACTATCATTCAGGCGGCAATGCTTCCGTGGGAACATGGAGTTAAGTATGATGATATTCTGAACCTGTTTGACAAATATGTTGAAGAGGGTGGAAGTCAGATTGATCTGTACAAAAATGTTGTGATTCCGACTCTGGCGGTATCTGGTTTTTTTACGCCGAAGATGGCAGCGGAAATTCTGGAAGCAACAGACGAAGAACTGTAACAACTACAAGCGAATATTTGTGGGCGATTTACCCGGATGCATTAGACTGTGGAATACGGCCTGAATTATTTTGGGATTCCACTTTAAATGAAATCATGGATATGATGGAGAGTTATGTCAGATGCAGAGCAAGAGATAGGAAACAGCAGATCAGTGATAACTTTATTCTGTCAAAGGCTCTGACACTGAACCTTTCAACCTTGTTCAATGAAAAGGCTGAACTTTGTAATCCATGGGATTTTTACCCACAAACATTCAAAGAAGATAAAGAAAATTATGAACATCAGAAGCTAGAAGCAGAACTTGCCGATTATAGGGACAAGCGCAGACGGTGGGCTGATGAATTTAACAGACGAAGGCAGCAGGGAATGTAACCCTGCTTATTTTATTGTCGGGAAGGGGGGTGAAAATGTATGGGTGATACACTTGCAAAACTGAAAGTCATTCTGGAAGCATCCACAGCTTCTTACAAGAAAGAGATGGAAAAAGCCCAGAAAGTGACTAAAAATGTCAGTGATTCTGTTAAGTCTGAAATATCAAAAGTCAAACAGGCTATGAAAATGGATGATGCAACAGAGTCAGTGAAAAAGCAGGTTTCTGTGTTCCAGAAAATGAAACAGGCGATTACTAAATATCAGGTGAAGGCCGGAATAAAAGTACCTACACAGGACTTTCAGGAATTGCAGTCCGGTATGAAAAAGGCAGAAGGTACGCTTAGTTCTTTGATTGCAAAACAGGAAAAGTACGAAGCAATTGGTGTGAAAAAGAACAGTTCAGCGTGGAAGTCATTACAGTATGACATTCAGGGAGCCAAAAATGAGATTGAAGGGTACAAAAATGAAATGGCTGAAATGCAGTCAAACGGTACTGCGTTTACAAGGGGCTATTCTATACCGAAAGAAATCTTTAAAGGACTTGGTAAAGGTGCGTTAGGTCTTGGAAATTTGGGACTGAATGCTGCTCAAAAGGGCTGGGGTGGTTTGAAAAAAATTATCAGTGGTACAGCGTCTGCACTGACAAAGGTAACCACGGTCATTAAAAGAACATCTGGTGCATTCGCCGCACTCATACAGAAGTTTACAAGCGGTATTCCTATTTTACGAAGGTTCACAGGTGCAACAAAATCAGCATCTGGTGGACTAGGCGGTGGATTAAAAAACATTCTCAAATATGCGTTCGGTATCAGGTCACTTTTTGCTTTGGTGAACAAGCTGAGAAGTGCGTTAGTAGATGGATTCAAAAACCTGGCACAGTACAGTGGTGAGACAAATAACAGTATTTCAATGCTGATGTCTTCCCTGACGCAGTTAAAGAATGCATTTGCGGCAGCATTTGCACCTATTTTGAATGTGATCGCACCTATTCTGAATACACTGATCCAGAAGATTATTTCTGTAGTTAATACATTTGGTCAGTTGACGAGTGCATTAACAGGTAAAACAACTTACATTAAAGCGAAAAAAGTTCAGCAGGATTACGCCAAGAGCCTGAACAGTAATGCCAATTCAGCTAAAAATGCCAAAAAAGCAAATGAGGAATTGAAACGTACCATTCTGAGTTTTGACCAGATCAATAAGATGGATGATAACAGCAGTTCTGACAGTAACAGTGGAATAGCTGATACAGGTGGTCTGTCACCTTCAGATATGTTTGAGACTGAAAGCATTCCTTCAAAGATTAAAGGGATTGCCGACATGATTAAACAGGCATGGAAGAATGCTGATTTTACAGAAATCGGTGCTATGGTCGGTAACAAACTGAATGCCGCACTGAACAGCATCCCATGGGATAAGATCAAGAACACCTGTAACAAGATTGCAAAGAGTGTTGCCACTTTTCTGAACGGTTTTCTTGAAACAGTTGACTGGAAACTGGTTGGTAATACCATTGCTCAAGGCATCAATACCGCCTTCGGTATGGCAAATACGTTTGCCGAAAATTTCCACTGGGATAGCCTTGGGAAAGCAATTGGTAACGGTATCAATGGTGCGCTGGGTGGTCTGGACTGGAACCTGATACAGGAAACTGTACGCAATATTGCAACAGGAATTACTGATACACTAAACAGCTTCATTCAAACAACTGACTGGGCGTTAGTTGGTCAGTCGTTCGGTAATGGCATCAATACCATTCTGGACTTCTTCCATACCGCTATCAATAACTTCGATTGGACAGGTGCTGGTACAGCACTTGCAGATTTTGTCAATAATGCAGTAAATACCATTGATTTTGTCAATTTAGGACAAACTATATCAGATGGAATCAAAGGTGTTTTTGATTTTGGCATAGCTGCGATTGAGGGCATTGACTGGTGGACAATTGGTGAAAAAGTTCGTGATGGTTTAGCTGCTATTGACTGGAACGGCATAGCTGACGGATTCTTTGAACTTATTGGCGCTGCATTTGGCGGATTATCTGCATTTTTTGGTGGACTTCTTTCTGATGCAGTATCTGGGGCACAGAAATATTTCCAAAAGAAAATTGAAGAATGTGGTGGAAATGTTGTCAAAGGAATCTTTAAAGGTATCAAGGATGCTGTTGTTGGCATTGCAGAGTGGATAAAAGATCATATTTTTACACCATTCATGAAAGGTTTTAGGGCCGCATTTGGTATTCATTCACCTTCAACCGTTATGGCTGAACAGGGTGGATATATCATTGATGGTCTGCTGAAAGGTGTGAAAGATAATATCAGCAAGTTCCTGAATTATATTAAAGAGATTCCAGGCAAGGTACTGAAAGCAATTGGAAATATCAAGAACAAAGTCTTGCAAAAAGGTTCTGACATTGTTTCCGGTCTGAAAGATGGATTTAATGAAAAAGTTTCTACATTCACCAGTGTTCTTGGTACACTTCCTGAGACAATCAGGAATGCTATTCCAAACCTGTTTGATGTAGGATCAAGTATCATTCAGAACTTTGCAAACGGATTTTCAAGTGTTCATATTCCTATGCCACACATTGGTTGGGACTGGACAGGTGGAAGCATCCGTATTGGTAATTTCTCGTTTTCACTGCCACGTTTTAATCTGCAATGGTACGCAAAAGGCGGTTTCCCAGAAATGGGGCAGCTGTTCATCGCAAACGAAGCAGGGCCTGAGATGGTCGGTAAAATGGGAAGCCGAAACGCAGTAGCCAACAATAACCAGATTGTTGATGGTATCAAGAATGGTGTATTTGAAGCTGTACTTGATGCGTTCAATGTCAGTGGAATCCTTGAAAGGGATGATTCTGAAAAAGAAGTTACTCTTGAATTTACCCTGAAAGCCGACAGCGAAACACTGTACAAGGTAGTTCGCAAGGGTAAAAAGAAATATGATTACCGTTTTGCGGTAACTGAGACAATTTGACAGGGGGTGTCACATGGACAACATTGTAATCAAAGTGGGTGGTGTGACACTACCCAAGGAAGTTTCAAAGTTTAAATGGAAAAAATCAGATGTATCTGCGAAGAATGCAGGAAGAACACAGGATGTTAAGATGCACAAGAACAGACTTGCAAAAAAACGCACCCTGAGTCTTGGCTGGGTGAACCTGACAAAAGAGCAAATACACCAGATTCTTGTTGCATTTGACCCGGAATATGTAATGGTAACTTACTGGGATCCCTTAGCTGGTACTGATGTAACAAAGGAATTTTATACAGGTGATATGGAAGCAAGTGTGAAATGGTGGGCGAAAGGTCATGAGCGTTATTCCACACTTGATTTTGATGTGATTGAGAGGTAATAGAAATGATTAATGTATCAACTGCATTCAAGGCAGCATTGGAAGATGATAACAGAAAATTTTCGGGATCCTGTACAATCACATTAAACGGAACTGGCAGGTCAACAAGTGTTAATATTGACAGCAGTCAACTGTGGGATAATGGTTTTGTGGTTGATGATTCTACATCTAACACGGGTGGTTTTGACATAGGTTCAGCAATAGTTCAGAAGTTTACGCTAAGGTTGAACAATATGTATGATGATTTTACAGAATGTGATTTCACCGGGGCTGTAATTTCAAATGTAAAAGTCTCATTAGATTTAGGCGATAAACAGGAATCTGTTTCTAAAGGTATATTCACAGTCAATGATACAAGTTATGATGGTGACATTATCACACTTGAATGCCTGGATAATATGCATAAGTTTGATATAAGTTACGAAAAAAGTAATCTTACTTATCCAGCTACGCTTTTGCAAATTGTACAGGATGCATGTAGGTGTTGCGGTGTAACTTTAGCAACAGATTCTTTACAGTTTGAGTATTACAATTATGTGATTCAGGAAAAACCAGATGATAACACTATAACATTTCGAGATGTCCTGACATGGGTCGGTCAGATTTCAGGTCATTTCTGGAAATGCAATAAAAGTGGTCAGTTGTCAGCTGGTTGGTACAATATGTCAGATCTGTCAGCTGGTAGGAATATACACACCTTACAGACGAATGTTGTCACAGACGTAAATGTTGATATGGATGATGTTGTAATCACATGTATAAGAATTGTAACTGAGGATGAAAATTCTAATCAGGTAACTTTTCAGTCTGGTTCAGATGGGTATGCTATTGTTATCGACAGTAATAAATTTATCAATAAGGACAATGCAGCTGAAATTGCATCAATGGTTGGTGGACGTGTTGTTGGATTGAGATTCAGACCAATGACTGTCAGTTCATTGCAAGACCCTACGATTGAAGCAGGGGACGGGGCAATAGTATATGACCGTAAATTAAAGTCATATAAGACTTTTTTCACAAATGTTGTATTTTCTATTGATGCTGATAATCAAATGTCAAATGACGCAGAATCAGCACTACGTAATAGTGCCGAACGATTTTCAGAAGCATCAAAGATTTATCAGGATCTGAAAAAACATTTAAACAAAAATAAAACCGAATGGGAAAAGGCAATGGAAGAACTGGAAAAGGCAATGAAAGAGCAAGTTGGTCTTTATCCAGTTATTAAAACCTTGGATGATGGAAGCAAAGTGTATTATATGTGTGACCATCAGACATTGGAAGAATCCCAGGTTGTGTTTGAACTTAATGGAAAAGGCTGGGCGGTAAGTACAGACGGTGGAAACACATGGAATGCAGGTTTACTTGTGGACGGTACCATGATAACAAAGATTTTGGACAGTATTGGAATAAATGCTGATTGGATCAACACCGGAGCATTTACCGTTCTGGATTCTGATGGAAATATCATGTTTAAAGCTGATACTGCAACGGGGCGTGTGGATATTGTAGCAAATTCCTTTCAATTGAGGGGGAAAACTCTTGAAGAGATAGCGAAAGAATCAACAAAGAATTATGTTGATGCAGTTGTTGGGGATAAGATAAAGGATAT